ATACTCGTCATATGTTACAGGATTTGTATCATAATATAGTCTTAAGTTATTTGCGTTATTTTCTAAAGAGCTTGAGAAATATACAGATGAAAAATTTTCATCCATTTCCGGGTGGGTAAGTGCTCTTCCTAATCCTACTCTTTTTAATATTGCCATATCTCTTTTCTAATAAATATCTTTTTTATATGTATTCTATTTTATTATGATCCTGTGTATATAATAAATGCTAATGCATAGTACGGTGGTTTGTTTTCGTGAGGTTGATCTCCACCTGCAGTAGATGTTATTCGAGTGTTGTTTCTATAACCATATCCATTCGCAAATGGGCCGTTTCCGTTCGGACCATAGGCACCTGTCCATCTTTGGGCAATATGAGTGTGGGATGGCATTGTTGCATTTGTTAATTGTATATCGCTAAAACCTGCTTTATCTCCAACATTATATCCCCCTTCTGGCCATACTACACCTGGTACTTGAAGTCTCCTTGCATGATAGATTATAGGTCGATTGGTGTTAGCATCGGTAGTTGGTACTCCTGGGTTTTTGTATTTTTGAAATGGAGTGTAACTAAATCCTGTTGCAGGACCAGTTTTATAATATGCCCCTGCTGCAGTACCTATACTAGCATCTCCATTAAAAGTTCCTTTAACTAATGTATAGTTTTGATGTCTTTTATCAAATATCCAATACCATAAGTTATTACCTGTAGCTGCTATATTGTTTGTTGAGAATTTTTTCTGATATACATGGTAGTATCCGTATGCTTGAGAATACGGATCAATTCGTGCATAATACGTATCGCCAGACCAGTTTGCTGGTTGTCCTGGGTTATTATTAACATTGGTTTGAGCAAATGGGGTAGTTGGTGAGCCGTAATATCTAATTCCGTTATCTAGTGTATTTCCTTTTTCAATATTTCCTTCATTATTTATATAATAAAAATAATTTCCCCCTGTATTGTACATATGATATGTACCTGTAGGATCACCATTTGCTGTTATTTTTGCAGGGTCATTATTGTAGTATTCAAAATAAGCATCGCCACCTGTCTCCGTATTTACTTTATCATTAAAATCCATTACCGGACCTCCATAATACATAAAAGTATGATCGCTATAATTACTACCTGTTCTATCGTATATTCTTGTAGCTACTAATGAATCCCCTGTACCTCCTGCTCCTACAATAAATCTTTCTCTTAAATCTGGAATTGTTACTCCGTTTACTACTGTTCCGTTATTACCATCACATAATCTCCAGCCTGTTGGGATATTAGGGATTGTTCCTCCCCACATTATAATACCGCCTCTTGGCATTAGGTTATTAGAATACTCTACTAATCCTGTTCCGTTTACTGTTAATACCTTTGGATTAGCTCCTAAAGAATCTGCAACAGTAACTATAGTTGCAGTTCCGTCAATATTAATATTACCTGTCATAGTAGTGTTTCCTACTATGTCTAATGCTTGTACTGGATTAACTTTATTAATACCGATTTTTCCAGTTGCTACTGCTGTTAGTATTGGTATAGTATAGTATCCCCCGCCTCCGGCTACTACTGAGAAGGCTGTGTTTTGAACTGGACCTGTTGTATTTATCCCTACAACTACATGTCCTCCTGTTCCACTTATTCCACTTGAGTAGGGTGACTCTATTAATAGACCTATTTGTCCTGCACTGCTTGGTAAGCTTGCTAAAGGAACCTTTCCTCCTGGAGCTGATGCTGGTGTGATTATACTTCCTAATATCCCTTGATTTCCTCCAGTATTTGTTCCTACCCCTATTTCTCCTACTACTGTTAGTGCTTTATTTGGAGTAGTAGTGCTAGGTAATAAAATCCCTACTCCTGTACCCATTACTCGTACTACATTCGTAGTTCCTATAGTTGTATATGCACTACGGGTACCATCCCCCACAATTGTGTATATATCTGGGCGAGATGCGTTGGTTTTTCCAAAAGATCCAATAAAGGTATTTCCTTGATATAATTCTAAAGCAGCTATTCTATTACCGGACTTAATATCTTGTGTTGTGATTCTTATCCTACTAGGATTTGCTGCATCTAATTGCATTACATCTAGTGTTGCAACTGGACTTGCTTTTCCTACCCCTAGCCTGTAATTAACTGTATCCCATTTGAATGATGAATCTGCTCCTAATGTAGAGTTATTAATTCTATATTGAATATCTCCTACATTATTTCCAGCTACAGTAAGCTGTGTTATTGTTGCTAAAAGTGGGTTTAACGGTACTGTTACTGATGTAGGTGTGTATGGTGCACCTAGTACAGAACTTCCTGTGTAATGTAGTAATAAGTCTGTACCATTAAGGGATGCTGAGTGGAAGAAGGACGATAAATTCCTATCCATCTCTACGTATGTTAGTGCTGATCCTTTTACGTTTCTAAGGGTGATTTTTCGTTGTGCTACGGGTGTAGGACCTGGTCCTCCTGGTGCTGCCATAATTGTTTATATATCTAATTTAATAACAAATGTCATTTCTGTATTTGCTGATTTTGGTACTGGTTGTCCCATTTTACCTACTGCTATTAATTCGTTTGCATCATTATACAAACCTACTGTTGTTATGTATGGTTGGAATGCGCTTCCTGTTACATTATCCTGTCTATATCCATCTACAAAATTTCCACTTCTTTTATATACAGTTCCGTCATTATAATATAACGGTTTACTTGCTACTGTTAGAGCTGAAGGATTATATGAGAAGTTGTATTCCGATTCCTTTATTCTACAGTGGTAGTTATGTGTATAAATAGGATGATTAGATTTCCAAGTTAACACTGCGTTAAAGTATATATTATAGTACTGTGCTATAATTTCATTTACAATTATTAACTGACCATGTGGGTAGATTACATTACCTACATATATTCTTGGATTTGTATCCTCCATATATAAGTTACCTTCTCCGTCATCTATTATTGCTTCTGTGTACCTATCATCCCCATTTGATACTAAATACTCTCCTGGAGTTGGGGCTGTTTCTACTACGTAGTCTGGTTCAATATCAATATAATCAAGCCCTGTTGCGGGAATACCGAATAGATTTCCTACTGTTTCTGTATAATCATCTTCTCCTGTTACTTGATCTGCCCAGTACCCTCCTGATATATAATTATCAAAAGGAAATTGTGCGTCTGGTGATATTCTAATAGATCCCGGTTCTATATTAACACCTACTACCTCTCTTGGTAGTGAAAAGACTGTTATTGTATCGTTTATATACCTAGATCCGCTTACATTATAAGAGGATTGTAAATAGTTCTCATAAGAACCAGTAGAAACTACTTCAGCGTTTTCAAAAAGGCTGTAGTATAGGTGATGTATACTTTTATATAATTTTGCAGTATCGTAATTATAGGAGCTAGAAGGAGCTTGACGAGTATCGGTAGAGTTTATTGTATAATCTATAGATCCTGATATACCTGCTAGTTTTAGTATTTTATAATCATCATAAAAACTTCCACTTGCAGACCAAGATTTTTTAGCACTATACGTTGTAATATATGCATCTTGCTTATTTAACTTTTTATAAGTACTCATTCATTAATAATCAAGCTTGATTCTTACTAATGCTTCTTTTGTAAAATCTTTTAAAAGTGGTTTTGATAATTTAGCTACTGCTACTAAATCGTTACTATCATTATATAATCCAACTGTTGTAATATACCCTTGTGGAGTATTTACCATTACTGCATGTCTTAATTCTCCTGAACCTGTTATATTAGAAGGATTAGTTGAATAGTTAAATTCACTGTTTCTTACCCTAACGAATACATAGTTTGAAGATACTGTTTCCTCTGATAAAGCATCACTGCTTGCTCCTGTAGCTATTACTGAGAATAGTTTATCTATATTTTGAGATGGGTTATCAGGTGTGAGATCTGTTGCTAGATCAACTCCATATGGTGCTGGTAGATCTAAAGCCTCTGCATTTAGTAGAACAACTCCTACATCTGGTAAGAATTTTCCATAAGATCCTTGTGTTGTATCCCCTGCTCCAAAATAAGCAGCTCCGTTAGATCCACTTACAAGTTCGTAAACTCTTCCTGCATCTACATAAGATATTGTTGATACGTCTTTACTGTTATCGGTAAGTTGAATGCTATTCCCTACTATTGGGTCTGTTAATGTAATGTTAAAGCTTCCTGGAAGGAGTTTTTCTTTATATCTTGCTCTATCAAAAGTTATTGCATAGATAGTATCCTGTGTTGTTGTTCCGAATACAAATTCTGTATCTTCATCTCCAAATACTAAGTTTCTAAACTGTCCATAAATGGTAGAGGAAGGTGATTTCCCTGGTACATTGGGATTATATAGCTTTGTTCCAAATCCATCTTTATTTCCAAATGTTATTGAGAATTGTGAATTAAGTGGTGGGTCTTCAGTATATACTTTATAGTAAAAATCTCCAGTAGGTCCAGAAACCTGGTTTGAAGAAGTATAGAAAGCTGTAAGGTTTGCTACTCCTGTTGACCATAGTGGTGCTGAGATTGCTTCTGCTGAGATTGAAATATCTTCCGGGTCTAATCTTTTAAATGACATATCTTATATCTTATTGATTTACTTTGATGATAGTTACAGGAATTGTAACTCTAGCTCCTGAATCTCTACCAATTATAGTTATTGTTGTTTGTAGTGATGTATTTGTTCCAAATAACGTATTAACAGTTGTTGCTGTCAAGTTAATTGAAGTCCCAATTACTGTTTTAGATACATTTGTTCCTAGAGTAGTTGTAGAGTTTAATCTTTCTGCTTCTGCAGTGTTTACTCCTACTCCATTAAATGAATTTAAAACCCTAGCATCAGCAATGGTTGCAACATATCCTCCTGCTTCGAAGGTTTGTGCTGCTCCTAGGTAGTTTAGAGTTTGAGGAGTGATAGCGAGTGCTGCTCCTTGTTTTAATTTGATAGACGCATACCCTAAA